GGTTAATTTATATTGAATGAAATAATTCAACATCTTCTGCTTATTTGCAGGTTTAGCTTCTTCGTAAGTATTTATAATTTGTTCTTTAATTTCAGTGGGAATGCAGGTCAAGTCAATTAATGTCTTGTTACGAGAATAACCAATTTTTGCATTTTCATCCGACCAATCTTCGGCATTCTCTTTTAGCAATTTGTCTAATACACCTTTGGTTATAGGTTTCTGTCGCAAATCACGAACAAAACAATCACTTGGTGAAAAGATGTTAGGAATACCATCACCCTTATCACCACGAATGATTTTTTCTTGGAGTTCCATCATTGGGTTTTCAGATTTGAGATATTTCTTCAATGCAGGATTGTATTGTTTGACATTGCTGCCCCAGCGTTGCAATTGCAAGAAATCACCATCACTGGAAAGAATAAGAATCTTTTCGTGTGCGGCATGGCGAGGAACAAGAGTGCCGATGATATCATCCGCTTCAGCAGATTCAACATCAATAACTTTATAAGGAAAGTTTTCTTTCAATTCTTGCTTGAACTTTGCCAACATGTCAAAGATGGCATGCCAATCTAATGGAGACTTTTCACGGGTCTTTTTACGACCTGCCTTGTAGAATGGAAAGAACTCCTTACGCCAATACTTGCGGTTGTCACAGCAAAGTACGACTTCACCATATTCCTTGCGGAACGTCTTGAGGTGCATTCGGAGGATATTAAGAACCATATGTCGGATTAAACCTTCTTCCAACTTCACGTTCTTTTGGTTTGAAATTTGAGCCATAAGTCCTGCAAGAAGGACTTGGTTCAGGTCAACGAGAATCATTACGAATCCAATAGTTAAAATTGTACTATATCACACTTCTTGTAATTTGGCAAATACGTTGTTAACAAATTCATCGGATGTTGTTGTTTTTCTGCAAACAACACCAAACCAATCTTCTTTAATCATTCTCATAATATATTCAACTGGTGCAGTTAAGATACCCTCAAACTTATCCACATCAACTAATTCACCTTCTTCGTCTTCTCTAAAAAGAATAATATGATAACAGTCTCCCATAGGTGAACCATCTAATTTGATTCCCTTATCCTTATATTCACTTGCTTGAACATGTATAGTTTCATCTTCTGTTGGTAGAAAGACATAACTATCACAATCGTTGTTCAATAGTGCCTTGAGTTCTGTTAGTTCGGTCATTGTAGTCCTTAATATGTGTTTTTCTCACTCTGACCATAATCCAGTCATTGTAATACTCATCACTTTCCATTACGTTGTTTGCGAATTGTTCTTTCGCCTCAAGGTAACTACATTCTCCCTTAGTCTTGCAAAGATGTAGTATCTCTCGGCGGAATTTATCCTGTCCGTATAGTATAACATCTTTTTGTAGTTTGTCACTACTTCCGTAATAAGTTTGCCAGTCCGATGGGACTTTTACTCTTTTCTTCTTACCTTTTACCATCTTGGTCCTAGAGAACCAGAAAAGTTTCTTACCGATATACTTTTTGTTGTTCTCTAGGTTTGTTATCAGATATACGAATCCGTAACTATCTCCAATTTGGTCTTCTGTGAAATCAGTATCATTATATTGCCAGTTTATTCCCATTTGAGGTCATCTTCATCTAAGTCATCATCCTCTATATATTCTTCGGATAATTCTTCGATTGGATCACCACAGAAAGGGCAATATTCTGGCAATTGTTGTGAGACTAATTGTTCAACGTATTCAACAGCATAGGTTGATTCACATTCTAAACATTCTCCAGAAACTACTTTGTTTGTCATTTTTATTCTTCTTATTATAGTTTAACAAATTATTTGGCCCAAACATCGGACCAATCCCCAGATAAAGCACCTTTAGCATAATCAGTTGCACGATTCTCAAAGAAGTTCGTGTGTGTAGGTGCATTAATCATTTCTTCAACCCATGGTAGTGGATTCTTTTTGACCTTAAAGATACCTTTGAGTGACAGAGAAATCAATCTACGGTCAGCAATGTAACGGATGTATTTCTTAACATCTTCAGCACTCAAACCTTCCATTTCACCCATTGCAAAGGCTAGGTCAATAAACTTATCTTCTAGTTCAACCATCTTTTCAGCAATAGTGTAAATGCGTGACTTCAATTCATCATTCCAGATTTCTGGATTTTCTTGAATGTAAGTACGGAACAATTTAATCATGTTCTCTGCGTGTTGTGTTTCATCAACAATAGACCATGTAACAATTTGTCCCATGCCTTTCATTTTACCATGACGAGGAAAGTTCAACAACATAATGAAAGAGGAGAACAACTGCATCCCTTCAGTAAAAGCACTGAACACGGCGATATGGGTTGCAGTATTCTCTTTGGTTGTATTTTGCTTTGAAATGTCCAACACATAGTCGTGTTTCTCTCTCATTTCAGCATACTCTAAGAATTCATTGTATGTTGTTTCAGGTAAACCAAGAGTTTCAATCAAGTGTGAATATGCGGCAACGTGTAATGCCTCACGAGCAGCAAAACCCAACAACATCATTCTCATTTCTGGTTGTGGAAAGTACGGCAGGTAATTCTTAACATAACCACCAGCAACGTCAATATCACCTTGTGTGAAGAAACGGAAAATATGTGTTAGAAAATTCTTTTCACTTGCCGTTAATTTCTTCTTCCAATCTTTCACATCTTCCATCATTGGAACTTCTGTGTGAAGCCAATGTGATTGTTCATGTTTCAACCATGCATCATATGCCCAAGCATAGTTGAAAGGTTTAAAGTAACTACGTTCCGATGTTACATCATTCTGCGCTTTCTTAATCATACTTCTGCCCATTCTTTTAGTAGTTTTGGTGTTTTGACTCCGACATTTCGTTTCACTTCAATGTTTTCATCTAACATTACTAAAGTGGGAACAGAACGAATACCATATTGATTTGCAATGTCTTCATTTACATCAATATCAATAACCTCAATGGGAAGGTTTAGTTCTGCTCTTTCCAGATTTGCGGCCAATGTTTTGCATGGTTGGCACCATGATGCAGTAAATCTCAAAATTCTTTTCATATTATCCCTCACATGCGATACAGTCATTACCTTGTGCAATTTGTGTCATGTCAATTTCTTTGATGACTTGACGTTCAATCTTCTTGGAAACCTTGTCAGCTTTACCAATCTTTTCAGAACGGCAGTAGTACAAAGTCTTCAATCCTTTTTTCCATGCCATAAAATGAATAGCATGAACGTATTTAATATTGGCATCTGGACGGAAGAACAGATTCAATGATTGTGCTTGGTCAATGTGTAATTGTCTATCCGCTGCCAAGTCAATCACCCAACGTTGGTCAATTTCCATAGATGTTTTGAATACTGCCTTTTGGTCATCAGACAAAATATCTAGGTGTTGAACCGAACCATCATTAGCAATAATAGAAGACCATACTTCATTGTATTTGTCGGTGTCGGTAATCAACTCTTTAAGAATTTTATCCAACCAACGATTCTTATTCAAAAAAGAGCCCGATAAAGTATCTTGACGATATGCATTAGCACGATAAGGCTCAATACTAGGGGAGGTATTACCCATAATAATAGAAGAAGAAGCATTGGGGGCAATAGCCATAACATGACTAAAGCGGCGGCCAGTACCCTTAGCATCAGGTGCTTCACCACGTTCAGAACCGAGCGCAAGGTTTGCATTGTCTAGTCCTTCTCTAATACTTTTGAAGATTCTATTGTTAGCAACTTTTGCCATCACACCTTCAAATGCGATTCCGTTCTTTTGTAGATATGCGTGGAAACCGAGGGCACCAACACCAATAGAGCGTTCCAACATAGCAGAATGTCTTGCTCTTTGTACGACACTAGGAGCATTATAAATGAAATACTGTAGAACGTTATCAAGCATCTCAGCAACGTCCCTAAGAAAAAGCGGCTCATTCTTCCAATCATCATAAGTCTCCAAGTTCAAACTAGATAAGCAACATACGGCAGTACGCTCTTTGCTTGTTGGTAAAATGATTTCAGAACACAAGTTTGATTGGTGTACTTTCAAACCTTTATCTTTCAACCATTCTGGCAATTCACGGTTACTTGTATCAATGTAATGAATGTATGGTTCACCTGTGTGCATACGCAGTTCTAGAATCTGTTGCCACAAACTTCTTGCAGAAACGGTTTCACGAATCTCTTTTGAGTATGGATCAATTAAGTTCCATGAATCGTCTGCATTAGGATCCAACATACACTTTTCAATGATTTGCATGAAGTCATCGGTGATGTTGATTCCATGGTGTAAGTTCAAGCAACGCACATTTGGGTCGCCTGTTGGCTTACGCATCTCTAGGAAAGGAATGATGTCAGGATGAGTAATATCAAGATAAGCGGCGTAAGAGCCACGGCGAGTGCGACCTTGACGATACGCCAAAGAAGAAGCATCATATATTTTAAGATGCGGCATAACGCCTGTAGACTTATCATCGGCAGACCTAATACCAAAACCAATACCAACACCGCCGCCGAACATAGAAAGCCAGTTAGTTTCTGATAGGTTATCAACTAAACCCTCCGCTGTGTCATTAATATAATTTAGAAAACATGAAATAGGTAGGCCTTTTTTAGAACGACCGAATGATAAGATTGGTGTTGAATATGACAACCAATGTTTAGATGAATAATCGTATAGTCTCTGTGCATGTTCTGGATTGGATCCAAAAGATGCTGATACAAATGCAAATCGTTCTTGAGGTGATTTTTCTTCCTCACGCATGTACGATTCTTTTAATCGTTTAATTCCTAATTCATCAAATAGCTTATCACGTTCCAGGTCTATCTTAATGCCCATGTATTCCATATTATTCCTTATTGTTCTACGAATTCTTTAATCATTGGAAAAACAGGTTCAATTACCAAGGCACAAGCCAAGGCAATTTCCTGATGTTCTTTTTGTGTGCCATTTGCGCTTCGGAGTTGTATATAGTGAACCCAAGAACGCAAGGTTCCTGCCATATACATGCGTGATTTTGTCATACCTTCTGGCAAAACGGCACGAGCCTGTTCTTTAGCAATTCCATTGTCCAAAGCCCATTTATAAGCATCTTCAACTTCATCCATAATTTGGTTTTGACGTTGACGCCATGTCTCAATCAATGTTGCGTTATCGGTTTCAATACTGTTCTGACGATTCTTGGTATCTTGCAATCGTGCTTCCCGTGTTTCAAATCCAAGTTGTGAAGCATCAGCATAACGCTGGCTAAACTCTTGGAAAGAGAATGAACGGTGACGTAAAATTTGCCGTGCAATGTCTCGTGTAGTTTCAATCTCCAATGTCAAGGAAACCATCTCCAATGGCGACCAGTGTTGGTTGTTAATCAAGTAACGCACCAACTTTTCGGATGTATCCGAGTTGTTTTGGTTGGCTGGATTAGACACTCTTGCCGCATAAGCAATCTGGTCTAACAAATTCTTCCCATCAGCACCTTGGGAATACGAAATCAACTTTACATTCATATTACACTTTCTTCCAGTTTACAAATTCCATCTTTGCACGTAGGTTCACAAACGTGTTTTGCTCCATTATATCATGTAATTCTTCAATGTCAAATCCTGTCAAAATCATGTCATTAACATCTTTGTCTGTAATCATAGGAGGCCAGATTACTACATTGAAGTGGTTGTCAATTGCTTTCTCCATCAACTTGACAATTTCTTTATTTCTTGGTTCGTTATCATAGACAAGTACCAGTTTTGATTTGTCCAAGTATTCTGCGGCTCCTTCCAAGGAAGAACTGGCAACGGCAACAGAATTTTTAATAAACATAGAATCAATAGGACCCTCAAAAACAAAAATCTTCTCCTCTTGATTAACACGGTCAATGCCAAACATGCGTGGACCTTCGTCCGTTAGTTTAATTGTGATGTATCGTATCTTTGAATCACCCAATGAACGACCTTGAAATCCTGTGATGTTTCCTTCTTTATCATGAAACGGAATAACAAGTCGTTTATCACCAGCAATGATATCTTTATCTACACCAAATGAATCTACCAATGCTTTGAATTCTTCTGCATAGTATAGATTACTATACATGGTTGTAGGTATTGCACGATTGATTACATATTGTTTTGCAAAGTGGTCATCAGGCAATTCTGATATCTTTGGTAAATCTAAACTTTTCTTGAAGGTAGGCTTTACAGTCAACTCAGAGAACGTAGGCTCTGGTGAGTTTGTGTTGGCTGATGCCTTGTATAGTTCCAGTGAATACTGTTCTAGTAGGTTAGTGTCAACCTGTTTTAGAAAGTTATAGAAGGAGGTGGATGCACCACAGTTGTGGCACATGTAGAAGTAGTTGTTACCTTTTCGGTAAACATAACCACGACACTTTGATTTATTTTTTTGTGAATCTCCACACAGAGGACACCGAAAATTATAGAGGTCTTCTTTCTTTTTAGAAAACCTCAGTAATTTCGGCGACACTTGGAGGAGGAAACTACGGTCAATGTATACACTCATAATATAAGGGGAAGCAAGAAATTAAGCGAACAGGGCTTTTAGTGTATCAGGTTTAACATGAGAAATCAACCATGACAATACAAGTATACCACCTGCAACCATCCACTTCCATTGCAGAAGCTTGTCCAGAGATTCTTTTTCTTTGGTGTTGTGGTCTTGCATTTCTTTACGGAGAAGTTTGATTTCATCCAACAAAGTTTTTTCGGTATCTTGGACTTTATCTATAACGGCATCTATACGACCATGCAATTCATTGATATCACCATTTGTCTCCAAACGTCTTTTATCCATATCGTCATAAACCTTTGCGATGTGTCGGTCATGCTGGTCCACAAGTTTTTCTATAACCTTGTCCATCTTATTACACAGTTCTGTTATGGTTGATACTTGAGACTTTAGTACTCCGACATCAACATGAATTGAATCTTCAGCCATTATTTTTTGTCAGGAATTTTAGTACCATCAAGTTTCTTGTGGATGGTAATGGTTTTGCAGACTTCTTTTTCTTTTTGTGTCTTGGCGTCTTTGGTAGTTTCGCAAACCTTTTTGGTTTCAGCATGAACTGCACCAATAGACATTAGAGATAGTGTAAGGGCTAACAGAATTGCTTTCATTTTTGTTCCTTAGATTTCAGGTTGTGGTGCTGGAGGAGGGGCAAGTTTACCACCAAAACCAACCACTACTGCTGATGGCGGAACACCGACATTATCTGTTGAAACTGGTGCACTTGGCAAGGGGGTAACTGGTACATTTGGTCTTGGCGCAAATACTGGAGGTGTTGCAAACACAGGTTGTGATACGGGTGCTGCAACTGGCGCTGGTGAGACTGGTGTTGGTCTGTTTGCTGCATCTAATGCCTTTGCTTTTAAATCTTTGTCGTTACCTGCCAACATGATGCCTGACAGAGTACCTGTCAAGAAAGTGGCAATTGGTATAATCATTTCAAAGAACTTCTGGTCAATAGGACTGATAGCGTTTAACGGCTGAGTAATAAAGATGATAGAATAAAGCACAACGAAAACGATACCTGTCAAGGTCAATGCCAGACAGATACCAATAAAAAACTTCAGACGAGCCATTAGCTGGTCTTCAGTGTATAAGAATTGTTCGTTATTTTCCACAGTTAACTCCTTGCGGCGGCTTACCTGCCGTTGGCGTTTGGTTGGCTGGTACACTTGGTTCAGGTGCAGGCGGACCCAATCTTGGATCACGTTGACCTTTGAAGATGTGTTCCGGACAAGTCCTTGTGACATCACATATAGGCGGTTTACATTCCTCTTTATCCCAGTTC